GCTTGGCGACATTGGCTTCGAACTGGGCAACCTGCTCTTCGCCAAGGGCGTCCTGCACCCAGCCGATAACCTGCTCTTCGGTCAGGTCCTCATAGGGGGTGAAGTTGCTACCCTCGTCGAGGGACACGCCAATCGAGCCGTAGGCCGAACCGCTATAGGTGCCGTCGGTGGCGTCAAGTCGCCAGTGGACGGCAAAGACCACATCGGCCTCGCCTTCGTATTCGGGGTAGCAGTCCATCTGAACGACAGCCCAAGTGTTGGTGATAAGCATAGTTACTTCTCCTTAGTTCATCGCCTGCCATGCGCCGCCGATGTAGACGTAGAGTTTGTTGTTGGTGCTATCGACGACCATCGGCGCAAGGCCGGTCTTTGCTGTCGGCGTACCAGTCGGCGTACCAGCGCAAGTCGGGATGTAGAGGAAGCCGTTAGTGGCGTTAGTGGCAAGCGCGCCCGAACCAACGCTGACGTTACCGCTGCTGTCGATGCGCATGCGTTCGGTAGGCGTCCCATTGTCCACGGTGGAGATAATCGCGCCGTAGCCGACGCCTTGGTCGATATAGCCGATAAAGTCCGCGCCGTAGTTGTCGCGCGATACACGAACCGCAGTGGAGCTAAAGCCAGAAGGTGCCGCAGCGTCTCTTACTTGCAGACGCGTTCCCGGCGAACTCGTCCCGATCCCGACGTTGCCGCTGGCGTTAATCCGCATCCGCTCGCCATCAGCACCGCTGAAGACGTAGCCGGTGAAGCCGGACTGGTTGCCGTAGAAGTACAGGAAGCCGTCGCTACCACTACGACCGATATCGTAGTTGAACGTGCTACCTGCACCGAGGCGGAACTGGTAGTTGGAGGAATTGACTACTTGAAGCGTCTGCCCCGGCGCGCTCGTCCCAACCCCGACGTTGCCATCGCTGGCGATGCGCATGGCCTCAAACGGAGTACCTGCGTTCGAAGTCAGGAAGGTAAGGCTGATCTGGTTGGAGCCGTTGTTGATGGCTCGGATTTGTGCGTCTCTGGTGTTGAACCCATTGTTGCCGGGGTCCAGCGAGATCGCAGCGTAACTGTTAGCTACACCAGACCCGTTCGCAACACGCATGAACGACGCGCCACCGGCAGAGGTGCTGACGACATCAAGACGCCCGGCGGGCGAAGTCGTCCCAACCCCGACGTTACCGCTAGCACCGTTGATGTAAAACCGCGTGGTGTAGGACGCAGTCGAACGGAACTGGAAGTCGCCAGTCGTTGAGCCAGTACCCACACCGCTGTCAAAGAACATGGTGTTGCCGCCCGTGGCGGTGTTACGGATAGCACTGCTGTCCGCCATGAATAGCGACACACCGTTGGCGACACCCGCATTGATGCTACCGTTGACATCAAGCTTCTGGCTTGGCGAACTCGTCCCAATCCCCACGTTCCCGCTGCTGTCAATGCGCATGCGTTCGGTAGCGTTGGTATCAAAAATAAGGGCTTGGTTAGCCTGCTGACTGATACGGGCGGCGGTGTTCGTGAGGAACCGCAATTGGGTTTCACTGGTGCTATCACTGGAAATGGTAACAGCCGAAAACCCAGCATTTTTGACTTCCAGCTTACTAACCGGCGTAGCCGTACCGATACCCAGACGGTCGTTGCTGTTGTCCCAGAACAGGTTGGCGTTGTCCTGCGAGTAGATGCCCGATGCTCCGGCGAACACGACCGAACCGGCGGTGAAGGCAGTCGTGGTGCCAGTACCGCCGTAAGTAACGCCAATCGTTCCGACATCGCCCGAACCAAGAAGAGTATTACCGCCGACAGTCTTGATGTTCGTGCCGCTAACTAGAGTGGCTTGTTTGCTGTTAATCTGCGTCTGGATCGACGAACTAACGCCGTCGAGATAGCCGAGTTCAGTAGGCGACAAAGTTGCGCCATTGGCCGAGACGTTGCCGGCGATAGTAAGAACCTTGCCAGAACCAACGTTCAGACCAACGCTCGTGCCCGTACCATCCGCCTTAAAAACCGCATCGACAAGGTCGAGATCGGTGTTGAGCTTAGTGCCCCAGGTATCAGCGCTGGCGCCAACTTCCGGTTTCGTAAGTCCAAGGTTCGTCGTGGTAGTATCAGCCATAATTTACCTCATGCAGCCAGACGGCTTAACCAAATGTACGAAAACGCGGTTTAAGTTTAGAAGACCCGATACGGGCGCGTTCGTCGGCCAGCATCATGTCATCGAGTAGGCGCTGATAGACGCCGGCCCACGTATTAATGCGCTCGTCTTCTTTGAGATACGGCGCAGACTGAATTAACGCGCCGTATAGATACAGGTCGGGACTTTCTGTAAGCAACCAGTTCGTTGTGTTACTGTCAGACAGCGCTGGAATCTTGGCGTAGTAGAGAAGTTCCGATGAATAACTGGCGTCCGGAGCCGGAACTACCTGAAACTGCTGGCCGACTACTGTGTAGAATAGCGGCTGCTGCCCGGCGCTGTAGACCATGCTTTCTTCAAGCGCTTGCTCGGGCGTGACGAACAGCAGCGGAGTTACCGGGTTCGTGTTGAGTTGGAACCGGATCGTCTGTAGCCAGTCCGCCGGTACGTTAGTGTATGCGTCCGCGACCGTAGACGTAAGCCGTGCCACCATTTTGCGATGGCGCACAGTCCGATTGAACTGCGCTTCCGCTAGAGTGATAAAGTCAGAGATGGTGCTAGTCAGATCGTCCCGGTTCAGCCAATCTGCGACGGCCGACTTCAGTTCTGCGTAAGTCGTGATTGCCATCAGATCGTCCCCGGTCGTACACGCCACATAGCATTGGCGGGATCATTGAGCCACTTCACGAGTTCCTGCTGATCGTCCAGGATACCCTTGCGTTGTAACTCCATGTAGACCGTCATCGGAATGCGGCCTACGTGCGTCATGTCGCCCCAGCGTTTCGGAGCGGCATCAAACGCCTCGCGATTGTAATCGACGATGCCAGTGACATCCTGTTCTTTTACAATGACAGCGTCATCGTTGGTGCCGTCGTAGTCAAGGTAGGTGTTGATGCCGGTGTCGGCGTCACTGGAAATAAGGCGCTTTGACATAGGATTGTCCTTGAAGGTTAGGGGGCAAGCCTAAACCCGCCCCCACCCCTCTGTCAATTAGGCCGTGGTAAGGTCGGCCGCGATGCCGTGAGCGGCTTCGTTCGAGACCTTCAGACCATACTCAACCAGCATCAGACGCTTCTCAGCGTCGCCGGTCTTGGCCAGTTCCATCTGCTGGATCGGACGCAGAATCGCCAGCGAAGCGTAATCGGGGTCGATTACGAAAGCGTCACGAGCGCGCTGGAAGCGGTTCGGGACAATGCTTACACGTCGGCGGCGCCGACGATCTGGGCCTGCTGGCCGGCCGGGACATCACGGAAGCGGGTCGCGATGCCGGTGAAGGCCGAGGCAGCCTGCTTGTTGAACGCGCCAACCATCAGCATCTTCGGCGTACCGCCCGAAGTCCAAACCTTCTGGATCACGTCCTTCAGGATGGTTTCGGTAAACGCACGCTGCGTACCGTCGGTACGGGCCGAGATACCGGCGTTGCCGGCGCCAACAGCGTTAGCGTTGGTCTTGAGCCACGCGGGCAGACCGGCGGTGCGGCGGGCGGTGGTGGTGTTACCAGCAACCGGCGACTGGTTGGCAAGCAGGGCGCTTTCCATGTCGCGCTTCAGTTCCGAACCCAGCTTGGCAAGCTGATAGGTCAGTTCCGAACGACGGCCGGCCTTGTCCAGAGCTTCGAGCGTACCCGAGATCACGACGTTCTTGGTCGAAATCTGCGTGTAGTTACCAACGCGGCTGGTCGGGTTGACGGCGGTGAACGAACCAACGTCATCGCCTTCCAGCGCAGCGTTTGCATCGGTAGCAGCGGCCAGGCTGTCGGTCTGCCATTCGAAGTAGGTGTTCTTGACGTTCTCGCGGCCGATGTTCGAGATGAACGGGGTTTCTTCCGGCGAGATGTTGTAGATCACATTCGACAGGTCTTCACGGATACCGATAGCCGAATAGCGGGTGAAAGTATTTGCAACAATAGCCATTAGTAAATTCCTCTTAGATGAGTTTGTCCAAAAGCGCAGCCGCATCTGATATACGGCCAGTACGCACGAGGCGCTGCGACGCTCTCTTTACTTCGGTCGAACCCGTCTTGACTTGCGTACCGCTACTGCCGGGCTTTACAATTCGCGCCACCTTCTTGGTTGCCGGCGCTTTCGATTCAGCCACAGTCTTAGTACCCTTATCAAACAGCATGGCTTTGCGGAGAATAGCGATGTGCGACGCCTGTTGCAGCGAATTCACATCCTGTTCCGTCAAGCCCTGCGACAATGCCCATTTGCGAAGATCGTTGACTTCCCGTGTCAGCACTTCCTGGTTCTTCCACTCAGGGATTACTTCAGGTAGTTTGGCACGTTCGGCCTCGATAAACGCAGCCATTGCACGCTGCTGTTCCTTGGCGTTTTCCTGTGCGAGACGCTGCTGCTCGGCGTTGATGGCCTGGAGCTTTTGCGTTTGTTCCTCACGGGACTTCCGCCAATGACGTTCCAACCGCGCTGCCTCAATGGGGTCTTCTTCATAAAGACTATCCCAATCAGGCTCCGCAGCAGCATTCTGTTCTAACTGCTGACGCAGTGCGGGCAGAAGCTGCTCGTATTGAGCGCGTTCGTTGCGGATCGATTCTACTTCGGCCTGGAGCGTCTTGCGCTCATTGGCCAGAGCGGTCACTTTCCGCGTATAATCCGCCGTCCTTGAATACCCATTCCGAAGTTCGGCTAGGGTGACTTCCATCTCCTCGCCATCGACTTTTACCTTGATGGTCAGGTCTTCCGAAAGTTCCTGCGTTACTTCTTCATCTGTATCTTCGTCCGTCGGTTCCGAGTCTTCAGCATCGAGTTCTTCTTCAACTTGCCCGTCGGCTTCGTTGTCGTCGTACTCTTCTACTTCAGCCTCTTCACCCATCTCTGGGTCTAGCGCCTCAGTCTCTTGGTTGTCCTCTTCAGGGCCGAGAAGTTTACTGATGGCAAGAGTTGCTTCGTGAAGTCCGATCCCAGTATCGGGGTTGCCGTCTTCAGTGGCCATATATCACCTTTTAGCTGCGATGTTAACTCCTCAATGCAATAGTACCGTCATCGAGGATTGCCCGGAGTCGGGCTTTCAAACGCTCAAGGCATTTGAGCGTGAGAAATAAATCAGTGCGCTCGTCATAGTTGTTGACGCCGGTTAGCTTCCACTCGTCGAATATATCTTTTTCGATGCGGTCGAAACACTCAATGAGCAATTCGTCCTCAAGCAAACGCTTGGCGTGATTACCGCGATCTACGAGTTTCTGTCTGTCCGTCATGCGCTTGGTGTACTAGGCGGGAGAAGAAAAGGGAATGGTGAATTTGCCGGCATCTGCGGCTGGGCGGGCTGGTTAAAGAAGTTCCACTCCGGACCCGTGGCGTAAGTTTCGTAGTCGCCAGTGAACGGCTGGAACTGACCCCGGCCGAAAGTCGGCACGGCACCGAAGGTCGGGGTATACGGCATTGCCGTACCCGCACCGCCGCCTTGGCCAACGCCAAGCGCATCCAAGATGCCGCTACCAAGCGTGTAGTAGCGCATGATGTCGCGCAGGAAATTATCCTGCGGCATTTCGGTTTTCGGAACGGTAACTTCGGGCGGTGTAACTAAGGTCGGCCCAAAAATGCTGCCGATAGAGGCGATATCAGTCAGCGGTGGCAGAGACGGGGGTGTTACCTGTGGGGCCTCGACGACGATTTCTTCTGGCAACGGTTGCTCTACCGGCATTTGCGGTGCCGTAGGCGTAGGCACCGAAAGTATTGGCGCAACAGTTCCAGCGCCGGCAAGGGCGCCCGTCAGCGGGGGTTGCGGCGGTGCGCCCTGAACAACGATCTCGTCGGGGAGCGCCTGCTCTGGTTGTTGTGTTAACTGATCGCCGTAGTTAGTCCCGCTAGGCTGAAAGCCGCCAAGCGTTGAAGAAAGACCGCCCAGCGCGCCCGCGCCGCCCAGTAGGGCAGCCGTGCCGGCCCCGCCTGCGCCCGCTGCACCAGCACCAGCGCCTGCGCCTGCACCAGCGCCTGCGCCAGTGCTGCCAGCCGCAGCCCCACCACCCGCACCTGCGCCCAACGCGCTGAGACCAAAAGCAAGCCCAGCGATACCGGCCATCGGCAACAACATGCTGCCCAGGCTACCGGCGTTTGATCGGGTGAAAAGCTGGGTGCCCGGCGTGTAGTTACCCGAAGCGTCGGCCTGATACAGCGCCCAGTTATTCCGGTCCTGCGACAGTTGGACGAGCTTCTGCATCTCCTCCGGAGTGCTGGCGCGGGCGATGACGTTCTTCCCGCTCTCGTCCGTCATCACGTACTGCTGGCCCGGCTGGAAGACGAGAGGCGCGGCATTTTGATAGGTCCAGCCGCCCTGTCCGTTCGGCACACCGATCTGGTTGCCGGTGTCGAAACGGAAGAGCATGTTCGGATCGTAGGCCGGGCCGGGATCGCTGAGAATGTTGAGCGGAGCCGTGCTAATCATGCTCGGGTTCCACCCGCCCAGATCGACTTCCGGAACGCTCGGCTCGGGCTGCACGGGCTGCGGCGTCGGCAGAGTGTAGACCGGCTCTGCGGGAACGGGTTCGGCCACTGTCGGAAGAAGCGTGGGCGGCGAATACACCGGCTCCGCCGCTACGGGTTCGGCAGTGATGGGCTGCTCAGTGGGAGGCGCGGCTTCCGGGTCGGTTACGGAAACATAGTCGGGTCCGCCGCCCAACAGTAGGTGGTCGAAAAAATTAAAATTGCCGTAAGGGCTGCCGTAATAATCTTCGAACATTACATCATCCCTTCAGGCGGCATAGGGGTCTGTTCGGGGGCGGGCGCAGCCTGAGCGGCCTGCGCGGCTTGGACGGCGGCTGTCGCCACAGCGCGCTGTGTCTCAGCCTGCTGGCGCATAGCGTCCCTGTCACGCTGCATAGCGGCTTCAATTCGCGCGGTATTGACTTGCGCGCCGTACTTGGCTTCGATCTCCGCAGCCTTAATCATCACATCGGCGTCGATCTTATCGCGTTCGCGGTCGTCTTTACGCAGCATCTCTTCGCGCTGAAGCTCAAGTTCTGCGGCCTTCTTTTGGATGTCG